CCCGCAGCTCTGCTTTCAGGGAGAAGCCCGGCACGTCCCGGCGCAGCAGGGCTTCCTCCGCCGCCCACTGAGCGTGCAGCTGCTCCACAAAACCACGGCCCGGTGCGGGCAGACGGGGCGGCAGGCGTGTTTCCGGCACTTCCGGTGCTGTGGGCTCTGCCGCCGGTTCCGGCTGCTCTGTTTCCCCGGCTTCTTCTGCCGCCGTTTCCCGCAACGGCTGCGCCGGGGCCTCTGCCTCCGCTGCTTTCATCGTGCCCGACGCAATGGCCTGCTGCTGTTGGGCGCGGCTCAGCGCCGGAGCAGAAGCAGGCGGTAGGGCGGCACCGCCCTCCCCCTCCGCAAACAGCTGCAGGTCCACCATGCACTGCTCCCCGCGGCCGCTCAGGTCCGCAAAGCGCACGTTGTCCGGGTAGCGCTCTGCCAGCAGGGCAAAACCTGCCTTGGCAAATTCAAATGCTCCCTCCACCCAGGGCTTCCGCGGGGCAGCCGCTGTCACGGCCAGGCGCGGGCCCTCCGGCTCGTCCCAGGCATCGCTTTTGGCACTTTCCTCCCCGGCCAGCAGATAGACCAGCGTCTGCATCAGGGTGCTTGCCCCGGCGCACACGATGTCCTGCCCGGCCGGGGCATAGCCCGCATGGCCCGCCGCTTCCAGCCGGAGGGTCGGGCCGCTGGGGCCGTCCAGTTCGGTATAGGTCACTTTGATCATGAAACCGCTCCTTTCATCGCTCTTGCCGCTGCCGCCGTGCTCAGGTTCTCTCCCGGGCCGCTCAGGGGCCCTTGTTTCAACTGCACCAGCTGGCTCTGCAGCTGTTCCAGCCGCTGGGCCAGCGTGCCGTTCTGGCGCACCCGCTGGCGGACTTTTTCAATGCCCTCAAAATCCATCATTTCCAGCGCCGCCAATGCCGCGTCCGCATTCCGCGGGGCAAAGAACCCCAGCTGGTAGCACTCTTTTGCCGTCTCATTCTGGGAGAGGCGGCTGAACGTTGATTTCTTCTCCGCGCTGACCACGATATCAAAAATGGGCTCCCGGCTGCCCAGCTCCACACCGCCCACACCGGGCAGGGCCTGTGCCCGGAGCGCCGCGCCGGAAAAGTGCACGAACTCGCTCCGGCCCGTCTCCCCGATGATCCGGAAAACGCGCTCCTCGTCGTAGAACTGCCGCATCAGGTCTATGATGAGGTAGCATTCTTTGGCAAAGGCCCGGTAAGCGCTCTTGAGCATATCACGGGAGAGCTTGCTGCCCGCCTCCTGCAGCGCCGCAATGGCCGAAGCCGCCGTCACGCCGCCTGCGGTGCCGCCCTGGGTCATGTCCCGGTTGCCGCTGATCTCTTTCAGCTCCTCAATGCGGCTGTTGCGGTAGCTCAGGCTGTTGCCCTGCAGGCCGGTGGTCTGTAAGGGCCGGAAACTGTCGTCTCCCAGCCGCCCCACCACATGCACGATGTCCCGGGAGAAGTCCGCCAGCTCTTCCTCGTTCACCCCCGCCGCGTCGCTCAGCACATACCGCTGTTTGGAGGAGAGCAGGACGTTCTCGTCCATGGCGTGGTTCATCCGGTCAATGGCGGTCTGGCACTCTTTCATCACGTCGATGTACCCAAAACCCGCCGGGCTGTCCTCCTCCACAAACAGCGGGTCAAACACAAACGGATACTGGCCGTGGTCGTAAAAACCGCGTCCGGCGTATTCCGGGTCGTTCTTGCTGGCGTAGAGCACCACCCCGTTGCAGAACTTGCAGTAGTGGAGCACCCGGCGGCCCTCCGCGTTCCGCTTTTTGTAGTACCAGTCCACCACCACGCTCTTGCCGTTGGTGTCCAGCCCGCCGTCGTGGAGGTAGTGGGGCACCTCCAGCGCGCTGGTGCTGTGGCCCTCCAACTGGGGCCAGCGCTCCGTCAGCTGGTCCGTATCTTCCAGGCTCAGGGAGAAAAAGTTGGGGGACGCCTGGATATCGTTCACGCCCGGCTCCCAGTAGAGCATCAGCAGGTTCATGGGCCGCACCGTGATCTCGCCCACACCGCCCCGCTGTTCCGGGTCCCAGAACACCCCCTTGACGCCGGTGCCCTGCTTGAGCTTGCGCCACCAGGTGTCGCTGTACACCTGCTCATAGTCCGCCTGTTCCAGCACCACAGGCAGCACGCTGGAAAGCACCCGCGCGGTCTGCTCATCGTCCGGGGCCCGGGGCAGCACATTGGGGGCCGGGTAGTTGTCCATGGCGTCGGCATGCTTGTTGGCAATGGAGTTGAACAACCACCCGCTGGACGGCTGAGGCTTGCCCTCCATCATGGGGTTCTGGTAATTTTTCCAGTGCCCCATCCGAAACCACAGCTCGTTGTCCACCAGCCGTTGGTCCAGCGCCGCCTTGCCGACCTTGTACTTCTGCAAGATCTGCTCTGCCCGCGCCACCTCCTCCGCCCCAATGGGCGGCTTGTCGTTCCATAGCTCTGTCATTTGTACCTCCGTTTCTAAAATTGTTTTTCTTTGTTACCATCCTTGCCCTCTCCGTCATTGCTTCGCAATGCCACCTCTCCCAGAGTGAGAGGCTTTGGCAGTTCGTAAAGTTCCCTCAAAACGCTATGCGTCTATATAAAGCGAAACCTCTTTGCCAAGGGCTCTCCCTTTGGGAGAGCTGGACGCCGTCAGGCGGCCTGAGAGGGCTAGCCCGCCGCCCTTTATACCCTATAAACCCTCGCCCTTTTGTGCAGCTCCAGCGGGTCATCCCGGAGGGGCGGCACCGTCTTCTGCCGGGGCGGCGCGATGGGATGTTCCATCAGCACATAGCGGCACTCGTCGTAAATGTGGTCTTCCTGCCGGGTGTCGATGTCCTCCACATTGCTCTCGTCGTACACCAGGTTCGGGATGGTCCGGATGAAATGCCGGCAGGTGCTGAACACCTGAAACATCGGCCTGCCCTCCCCGTCAAAGGCCAGCCGGTAGTGGAACTGCATCTTGCCCGCCAGCCGGGTGTGGTCGCCGGGCCGCCAGTGCAGGAAATTGGGCGCCCGCTCCATCATCGCCGCGATGCTCTCGCCCCGGCTCTCGTCAAAGATGGCAGGGTCCGCGATGCCCTGAATGACCCGCCCCCGGAGCAGCGGGTCGTTCTGCTCCACTTCCCGGATTTGTCTTGCCTGCTCCACCGGGTCGATGCGCAGGCCCTCGTTGGGGCGTCCGGTGCAGCCGTACAGCTCCTTGACGCGGTAGAGCCGCCCCTCTTCGTCCGCCGCGTACCATCCCACCGAGAACGGCTTGGAGAAACCGAAATCGTAACCCCGGTAAATTTTCCAGTGCTTCGGGATGGCAAACGGCGCAATGACATGGGTCCAGCGCTGGTCGTCGTAGTGGGCCGGGTCGTTCCGCCACTCGGTGAACACCTGCCCCTGAAAGCTGTCCCAGCTGCCGTAGAGCAGGGCCTGCTTTTCCGCTTCCGGCAGGCTGGCCAGAGCCGCCAGATAATCCGGGTCGTTTTCCAGCAGGGCCGGGTTATCGAACACGCTGGACGGGATGAACACCCGCGCCCGTTTCAGTTTTTTCTCCGTGCCGTCCGGCATCCGCACCGGGTATTCTTCCACGATGGGCGTACCGGGCGGGGCCGGTGTGATGAACCGGGCCTTGACCCAGCCGTGCCCCACCCCGCCGGGGTTGGTGGTGGCCCGGAGATACACCCGGGTGCCCGGGCCGGTAGGGCGGTTGCGGCTCATCAGGTAGCTGTACTCTTCCCATTCAAAGTGGGTGAGCTCATCAAAGCCGATAAAATCAAAGGCCTTGCCCTGATAGTTCGTCCGGTCTTTGGTGTACTGCAGGGAGCCAAAATAAATCTTCGCCCCGCTGGGGAACACCCACACATGGCTGGTGGCGTTGTACTGCGCCCCGGGGAATGCCCGGCGGTAGTACAGCTGGCTTTTGTCCACAAGGTCGGTCAATTGCGGGTAAGTTTTGCGGAGGATGAGGGCCCGGTAGTGCGGGATGTGCACCTGCCGCAGCGCCTCGATCACCAGCGCGTCGCTCTTGCCGCCGCCTGCCGCCCCGCCGTAGAGGGCTTCCGGCTCCGGCCGCCGCATAAATTCCAGCTGCCTCGGCTGGGGCCGCCAGACCACGGCGGCTCTCTTTGGTTCACTCATGCTTCCTCCACCGACGGCAGCAGCACCACGCCGCAGACCGTGCCCTCGGCCTCTACACCCTGCTCGTTCAGCGCCCTCGCCACCGCGGCCAGGTCTTTTAAAACAGCGGTGGCTTCTTTCAGTCCCTTGAAGCTGCCGGGGTCTGCCGGGCCGTCTTTGTCCGCTGCCTTTCGGGCCGTTTTCTGCCGGGCGTTCAGCTCCCGGACTTCCTGCGCCAGCAAGGTACTCAGGGTGTCGGTGGCCCGCTGTAAGCTTTCCATGCTCTTACTGACGGACTGTTTTGTCTGCCCCATCCTGGATTCTTCACTTCCTTTCCTGTTTGGCTTGGCAACAGGATACCACAGCATTCGGCCCTCCAACAGTACACATTTT